TTTTTATCAATATATTTTGCAATATTTTGCAGGCGCTGGAACGGGCATTTCTTTTTCATAGAGCGTGCCTTTTTTATGTCTCATGCCGTAAAGCCGGGATAAAATCCATATGAAACAAATTAAATAAGTGTTTCAAAAATGATAATTTAATTGAAATCATTTTTTATCATCGGATTCAAAAACGGGCATAAAAAAAGCCGGCCCACAGGGCCGGAAACGCGGAATATGACAATATTAAGTCTTTGAATCTTCTAGGGAAAGAAAGGCATTGTTAACTTTTTATTCATGATCTTGTGGTGTATAATGAAACCATCTACCAGATATAGTGTGCCGACGTTTCCAACGAAAGGGGGCCGCAGATGACGACATCGTCTGTCATGACTGATCTTCTGGCATATAACTTCAACCTGGATACCGGCGGGTTTGCAGATGTGCTGGGTCAACCGACCCATTGCCACATCGGGCAAAGCTTCATGCATGAACTGGCGCGCGAAGGCGATACGCTGAGCGCCGAGGTCATCATGCTCGCCGGCGGGGAAATCGATTTTCCCGACGACGAGGGCCGCCGTCCGCTGCACGAAGCCGCCTTCTTCGGCCGTTTCGAGATGGTGAAATTCCTGGTGCAAAACGGTGCGGTCATGGATGCGCCCTTGCATCCTTTCGGCTATACCGCGCTTTACTATGCGGTGCAGCAGGGCCATCACGACATTGTCGCCTGGCTGCTTGCACAGGGGGCGCGCCGCGATGTGGCCGACCGCCTGTCGGGGCAGGGGCTGTTGCATCTGGCTGCCGCACGCGGTGATACGCGCATGGCGGGCATCCTGATCGCCGCAGGCGTCGATGTGCTGGCGGAAGACCGCAAGGGCCAGACTGCCCGCGATTACGCCGCCAAGGGCAATCACAAAACGCTCGAAAAAACGCTGCTGAAAGTCATGATGCACCACGCGCAATTCGGCGGCATCTAAGGCTTTTAAACGTGCGGGCGTTATTCGCCGCTGCAAAATCGCAGCCAGAGCGCATTGTTGCGGTCGATCTGTTGCAGGGTTTCTTCCGTATCGGCCGGCGCCGTATAAACAGGCGCGTATAACCTGCAAAAACTACCGTGTGAAACGCTGGCGCACGCGCCTTGCAAAAGCAGCATCGCGGCGCAAACGGTCTTCAATAACACGCGCATCTTTTTCCTTTGCCTCTTCCCGTTCCTTTTGCGCCGCTGCGCCTTCGCCGCGGCCCGCGCGCCATGCGAAATAGCAGCACAGTCCCAGCATGAAGCCGAGCGGCAGGCTGTAGAAAAGCAGCTCCGTCATGCGCCCGCCGTATCATCGCTGTTGTCGTTATCATTATCATCGTTTGTATCGCGCGTAAAAACCGCGACAATACCGGCCAGCGACATGCCGGCGGCGATAATCGCCTCGGTTTGCATTTCCGTCAGCGTGACGCCGAGCGCCGTTGCCAGCGAAATCAGCCCCAGCCAGGTGGAGCGTTCGCGCGCGCGGGCCAGCAGGAAATCCGTCAGTTTTTTCATGGTCGTCGTCCTTTTCTTGTCAGGGGGGAGGGGGGTTATGAAAGGGCATTCATGGCCTCGGCATAAACCGCAGGCTCGAACCAGTCGCGCGGCATGGAGGGAGGCGGCGCGCCGTTTTCATGGTGAATAATGGCCTTGGCCAGCAAACACAGCAGCGCGCGGTTTTCCAGCGAGATCACATCGCGCCGGCGCACGCCCAGTTTTTTGCAAACGCTGTGGATATAATGATCCGTCGCGTTTTCATGCGGCGGCGCATAGCGGTTGATGATGCTTTCCACGGTATCCAGCCCGTATTTGCGCTGATAGGTCAGCAAAAGCTTCATCAGCGCGCGGATGCCGTCCTGCGGCGCTTCGAATTCGACAAATTCCGTATCCTGCTGAATAGGTTTCTGCCCTTGCCAGCGCACCGTGCCGAGGCGGATATTGCCGGGGTTGTTGTTGCGGATGCCCCTTGGCAGCAAAAAACTGTGCATGGTGAAAATCTCCGTTCAGGGTCTTTGACGCAAAAAAAGCTCGATGCGGTTGATGCCGCCGTTCAGATGGTCGATGCGCTGTTCCAGCGCGGCCAGACGCTCGGCCGTGTGTTCGTTATGACTGATCCATTTTTCGATATGTTCCACGCGGCGCGTAATGCTGGCCGCCCACCAGACGGTGCTGACCAGATGGATCATCACCGTCAGCGTCAGGGTCAGCATGGAAATGACTTCAACACCCATGGCCGTTATTCCTGTATTTCTTCAATCACCAGCCGTGCCTTTGCCGTTCCGCCCAGCAGGCGGCCCGACATCGTGCCGTTCAGCCGCACCGCGCCCGCCGCGCCGGGGCCGATGCGGATGCTGTAGCTGTGGCTTTCCGTATCGGCGGGGGTGATTTCATGGCTTAGCGCAAGGGGCAGCAGCGATCCTGCCGCGCCGGCGGCGGCGGTGGCGCAAACGGCGGGCGCGCCGTCCATGAACAGCGCCGCAACCAGCGCGACGCTTTCCTCCGACGTCGCGCCGACGGCATGAAAGGACAAACGCAGCCTGTGCGCGGCTGATTGCGCGGCATAGGAAAGGGATAAAACCTCCACCCCCTCCGTTGCCTGCGGCACGGTGTCGTCCAGCGGAATGACGGTTTCAAGATCTTCGTTGGCATCGTAAACGGCGCTGGCGCTGCCGATCACGCTGCCAACGGCGGGGGTAGTGTCGATCTCGGGGTTTGTCAGGATGAAATCCGTGCCGTCATAGACCAGAAAATAAATCCCGCCCGCCCGCATCGCGCCGGGCGGCAAGTCGCTGCCGCTTGCGAGCTTCACGTCTTCCGCATCCAGTCCGCTGACGGCAAGGGTGACGGGGCCTGTCGTCGTCGCGGCGGGGCGCAGCGTTACCGTCAAACCCGCCGTATAGGCGGCAACGGCGGGTACGGGCGCAATCACCGCGGCGTTTTCCGTGCCCGTATCGACGGCGAAATTCACCTGTTTCAGCGCACCGGTGCCAAGATAGGGTAAAAAGGCATTGCTGGCCGCATTCACGCTGCCCAGTACAATCCAGTCCGCGCCGTCATGCAGCTTCAGTTTCCACGGCGTTGCGCTGTCGTCGAGCCAGAGCAGCCCCGCCTCCGCATAATCCGGCGCGGTGGCGCCCTTGTGGTGGGTCAGCAGCGCTTTTTTGGCATCGTTGTCTTCCTGACGATAGGCAAGGCCGGTCTTGCCCGCGCCGATGGTCGGGTTTGCCTGGGACATGTCTGTTATCCTTTTGAAAGAGGGTTATGCGCTTTCGCCAAAGCCTTTGGCGACATAGTCGAAACGGCGGCGGATTCCGCTGCCGTCGCTGTCAAAAAAGCGGATGTGGAATCCCGCGCGGGTGATGTCGGTAATGGTGTAATAATCCCCCGTCGCCATATCCTGCGGCGTGATGGTGAGCGCGGGCGTATCGCGGAAGGCTTTGGCAAAAAGGATCGTTTCGCCTGCCGCCTCTGGGTAGATATCCTTGCCGCTTTCGGTGCGGTCGGGCATATCGACCGTGACGCCGATATGCGAGATCACGGGCGTTACCGTTGCCATGCGGCTGCGCAATTGCGCGCGGAACATCAGCCCCCGCGCCGTATATTCCCCCATGGTGAAATCGCGCCATGAAGTCCAGACGGGTTTATAGGGCAGCGTCGTTTGCGTCACATGCGCGCCCCAGACGTAAAGGCCGGAAGTGCCGTCCCCCGCATAGACGGTATTGCCCAGCGCATCGGCCAGACGTATTTGCGCATAGACGGGATCGCCGCTGCCGCCGGGGTTGACCGTACCGGCAATGGCAAAGCGCCACCAGCCGCCCCCCATATCCTCCGCCGCCACCGTCAGGCCGTCCGCCGCGCCGTAGGTGTAGAGATAGGATGTCGTGCCGTCCGACAGGTCTATCGTCGCGCCGATGGCATTGCCGAGGCTTTCCGCATCATCGGATAAATAAATACCGGCAAACCCGCGCTCCCCTGCCTTTACAAAAATGCCGAAGGCGGCGGGTTTGTTGTCCGCGGCGCTTGTCAGTTGCGAGACGATATGCGTATTGGCGGCCGCATCCTCCACGATTTTATCGGCGGCCGTTTCGCCATCCGGCGCGGTTTCGGCATCGGCGGCGACGGTGCAGCGCGTTTTCGTCCAATCCGCGTGGTCAAAGGCACAGGCGTGCGTCAGTGCCTGTTCGGCGGGGATAAAGCGCGGATCGGTCGTGGTGCGGATTTGCAATTGCACATCCCACAATCCCGGCGCGCTGTTATTGTCGATATTGTCGATGCGGTCGAAATCGGGCCAGTTGTCCATGCTTTCCGCGCGGTCGAACCCCGTTGCCGTCACATGCGCGGTGACAAGACTGGTATAGCTCCGGCCAAGGTCGATTTCCGTCGCCAGATAATATTGCCCCTCCGTATATCCTTCCGCCAGTTGCAGCGTGCCGCCGGTGACAATGACATCGTTCGTCGCGCCCGTAAAATCCGGCCCTTCCGCCGCCGTCAGCACGGCGTTATAGCCCGATACGGCGGCAATATCGGTAACGGCGGTGACGGCCTGCAAACTTTCCCGCCCGTTTGCGCCGATTGCTTTCAGCAGATAGGTGCCGACGCGCGCGGGCAGCGCCGTGGTGCGGGCTTCGGCGGGCAGGGCGCTGGCGATTTCCACGGCCTGATGCCAGTCCGCGCCTTGCGTAACGGGGGCAAAGCGCAGGCTGAAGCCCGCAATCCCCTCCGGTTGCGCCATCTGCCAGACAAGATAGCTGCTATGGCCGAAAGTATAGACATTCAATGCCGTCACATCGGGCGGCGGCAGGCTGCCGTCTGCCGCGCCGTATCCCGCAATCACCAGCGGTTCGGAAAAAACGCCCGCCGTCGTCACATAACGCAGGCGCAAATCGTAAATATCGGCGGGGTCAAGCCCGGTGAGAGCCACATGCGACGGCGTGGCCGACAGGACGGTCGCATCATGATAAAAACTCTCCCCCCGCGCGCGCAGCTGCACGCGCACCGCCAGCGGTCCCGCATGCAGCGGCGGCACAAGGTGCAAAACCGTCTGGCTGGTAACCGAACCGTCGGCATGGCGGATGGCCGCATCGGCACCCGCCTGAATGCGCGACAGTTGCGGGCGCGGCGGGCGTTGCAATTCGGCGGGTACGGTCATGCGGCTGTTATGCAGCGGCAGGCTGCCCTGGTCGGCCATATGAACGGCAGGCGCGGCATCGACGCAGGTAAGGCGCGCGCCAAGGTCGCTTTGCGGCTCGATCGCCTGCACGACCAACTCCACGCTTTCCCGTCCCGCAATCCCCGCGAGCAGCAGGTCGCCCGCTTTCGGCGCGGTTTCCACGGGCTGCGGCACGGCAAAGAGGAGGCTGTCCTGCGTGCCTTCCTGCGTGCGCAAGGGAATGACGGTACTGCTGCCGTCGGCAAGACGGAAACGCGCGGCATAGCTTTCGCCCGCCGACATGGTCATGGCGCTTTCCATGCGAATGCCGGTCACGCTGTTCGCATCGTCGGGATCGGTCAAAACACAGGCCACGCGGCTGCTGTGCAGGCCGAACAGCGGCACGTCATGCGTAAAGCGAATCAAATCGCCGCGCGTGCAGACAAGATGTTCGATATCGCAATAAAAACTGTATGTTTCGGGCCGCAGCAGGGCGGTGGCCAGATGATACCGTCCGTCGCGCCAGGCCTGCGCGGGGTCGGTAATGCCCGTCAGGGTCAGGCTTTCGTATTTCGTCGCCGTGGTTTCGTCAAAACCGTCGCGGAAAACAAGACGCTCGTCCTGCAGCCAGCCTTTTTCGCGGTTGATGAAACGGACGCGCAAGGCCTCCGGCACGTCGTCAAAGGCTTTGCGCCCCTGAAAGCCGTAGGTGTTATAGGGCGTGAAATGCTGCACGGGCACGGATTGCGGGCGGTCTTCGATAACCGACCATTTGCCGTCCACTATCGTCGGGCTGGCGCGTCCGGCGGCGGCGATATCCTGCAAAACCTCGCGCACCGATACGTCGTAATCGATCACGGCGTTGAATTCCCGTCCGGCGGCGGCGCAGGCGTCATGCCATGCCTGCAAACGCGGCAGATCCAGCCGCGCATCGTCGAGCGGGCGCGCATTGGCATTGCCCTGCAAAACATGGCGGTAAAGCGATGCGGGGTTGGATGTGGCCTGTTCCACCCATTCCGCGCCGTTCCAGTCGGGCAGAATGGAATGCACCACGCCGTTTAATCTGTCCACAATGCCGTTCAGCTGGTCGGTTGCCTTGATACGCAGGGCCGTAACGGCAAGATTTTGCATCCGGATGGGATAGCTGTAGCGCAGGGTGCGCAGCGCCGTCCAGACGGTTTCGTTAAAGGTATTGTCATC